ACCTGACATCAAGCGTAAATCACGAGCTGAACACAGCCTGAGCAGAGACAACAGCGACACGCTGGATCGACGGACGCATAGAGCCCTCGATCTCTATGCGTGTTCCGTTCTTGGCGAATCTTGAGATGCGATCAGCCAACTCGCCCTTAGCCTCGCAGGTGATCAGCTCATAGACGCTGCCCTGCGGCGTCCAACGCTCAAGCTCAAGGCCAAACACGCCAACCCCCCCATCAGCCACAGGACGATACTTGCCTGAGATGACGATGCTGTTTGTGTAGCTCATCGCGTCACATCGCCAGCTGCGTCGATGTCGGCGTCAGAGGTGACAATCTCATCGAGCCTGTCGAGGATGTCATCGTCGCTCAGGTTTGAGTCTTTGGCGTCAGTCATGTTGCCAGCGGCGTCAATGTCGGCGTCAGAGGTGACAAGCTCATCGAGGCGATTGAGGATGTCATCGTTGATCATGTCGTGCTTGTGGCTCTTGATCATCAGTTGTCCCTTGTGAGTGATGAGGGACAGCGATGTCCCACAATCTAACACACGCCAACCCAAATCCTGTGAACCTAGCAGGGCGACATCTGAAATATTTTGAGGTCGATGTGAGGCTCCTCATCAACAGACGCAACCAGCTTGACGGCGCGCACCTCGACGACCTGCGCGTCATCGTGAAAGAGGCAGCCGTTGAGCCCATCGAGCAAGCTCTTGAGCAGGTTGTCGACATCAGGCTTTGTTGTCTTGAGCTGGCGCCCTGCTGTGCGTGTTGCTTTGGGACGCTTGCAGACGAACACCACATCAAGCGACACAGCCCCCTCAATGGGCCTGTGGTGTGCGAGGAGGAGCGCAACAGCTCTCTCGTATGTAGCCGTTGATGCTGGCGTGTAGACCCTCCCTGAGCGCGTGTGACGAGGTCGAGCCTTGGCGATGGGCTCGAGGTTGAGTCTGACTGACAACAGCTCTTGAGATGTGAGGTTCAACACGACGCCTCCTGTCGATTGGGACGACGCTAAACACTCAGCGAGTCTCACACCTGAACAAGTAGGGGGCGGAAAAAAATGGAAGTCATCTTTTTTCGCTGTTTTACTGAACAAGTGAGGGGCGGAAAAAAATGGAAGTCATCTCTCAAGAACATCAAGCCAGCGTGTCCCTCAGGCCCTTATATATATATATGCAATTAAATCCGCCCAACAGATGTTCAGTATAGACCTCCTCACGCCCAAGCGCCCTCTCGCTCATGCGCGCGACCAGCGCCCTCATCGAGATCGAGATCAACAGGTCGATCAACAAGATTGCTCTCGACCCCCTTGAGCGCCGCTGAGATGATAGACCTTGCGACGCGCTTGATGCTGTCGTCTTTGACTTCAAGGCCGATCATCTGAACGACATCGTCTGCTGTGACGCTATGGCCACTCTCCAAGAGTGACGCAACTGCGGCGCGCACCTCATCGAGATTGATGTCGGTTGGTCTGCCTGCTGGCAGGTCAATCACCTCAACGCTCATCCGTCCTTGATATGCGCTCGACAAGGCAGCGACGATCACCTCAGGCGCGAGGGCTCCTGTGATGATTGCTTGCCTGTCGGGGTTGCGGATGTGGCGTAGGCGCCCAACCCATTGAACGAGGGTTCTGAGGGCTTGTGACTGATATGCTTCACTCAGGGCCTCATCGTCAGGACGAGGAGCACCTGTGAGCATCGCCAGCGACAGCTCCTCGCCTTGGTGCTTCAACAGGTGACTCCAAGGATCAGAGAGGAGGATGAGCGCAGCGGCGCCCTCGAATCGGTTGGAGCCAACGCCGTCGGCGCCTGTGTAGCCTACGCTTACAGGACGCGCTCCAAGCCACCTGACGAGGCGATGATCAACGAGCGCAGCCTGCGCCCCCTCCTCTGCCTTGAGCGCATCATCGAGCGCATCGGCGAGTTGTTTATAGTGGCAACCAACAGCGATCTCCCCTGTATCGAGGCGTCTTGCGAGTGTGTCCCCAAGCTGGCTCAGAGCGCCAAGTGCGCGCGCGCTCACATCGCCGTCGGCGTCAAACAGCTTTGATCGAGAGAGGCTGCTTGTTGTCCACACCAAGACCTTGAGGGGCTGTGCGACGAGGTCTGCGCGCTCCTTGTGGAAGCTGCGCCCATCTGCAACAGCTATCCTCTGCCAGCGTGACTCATCTGCTGTGGCGTCGGCGATGAGCACAGGCGAATCAGGGGGCAGCTTAAACCTCGCCCAAGAGCTCAGGCTGATCTCCCCCTGTGAACATAACAGGAGCAGAGGTTGAGGGCTCTCGTTGAGGATGACTGCGACGGCGGCGAGGAGCAGGTTGATCGCCCTCTGTGTGACGATTGTGGCGTCGTGCTGTTTTAGTCGCTCTATTCGCGCCTGTGCTCGTTTTGGGTCGCTCTCCTTGGGAGGGTCTAGGTCAAGGCTCTTGACGCGCTCTGAGAGGCGTTTAAGCGCGTCTATCGTTTGGGGCTCTTGCTTGCTGACGACCTCGTCGAGATATGCTCCTTTTTTTCGATTGTCAGCAGTTCGCATCGCCTGCTCGATCAAGGGAGTCAACATCTCAACAAGCTGGCGCACATCTCCTCGCGCACTCCTCCAAGCTGCATCCGCATCATCTGCGCCGACAGCGTCCCTGTATGTGAAGCACGACAGCTCGCTCAATGTCGCTGTTGTCTCAAACATCGTCGCAGGGGACTCGTCGAGCACCACCAGCGGCGCAGCGTCCCCCTCTCTGAGACACTTGTGCAGATGTGGCAGCATCGCATGAGTCATCAACGAGATACGACCCACGAGAGGAGGATGACCCCCCTTGCCTGACGCCAGCGCGCAGCCCTGTCGATGTGGACAGGTTGAGCAGATCGTCAACAAGCTCTGCGCCTCATCTGCGATCTCGATGAGCTGGCGCCGCTCCTGCTTGGCCTGTGGATCGAGGAGGTCATCTGCGACCCAATAAGCACATCGACGCAGGCGCCCTCGAACAACCTGATATGCGTTGATTGTGTTTGCTGACTCTGTGAGCCCTCCTGCTTGGAGGCGTGCTGCCGCCTCTGCCAAGAGCTCATAGGTTTTGAACGCGATCACGACGCCGCCGTCGTCACGCCAGCGCCACAGGGCTTGAGATGCTTGATCAGTATCTCGACGACTGAGAGCCAATCGTGTCAGCGCGTTGCTCTTACCTGCGCCAGCGGCGACCTCCAAGAGCACGAGCTTGTCTCGATCACAGGCGATGACGGCCCTGCTCAGGGTCTGCTCCACAGCCTCTCTGATCTCTGCCTCTGTTGATGCAGGACGAACGCCTGACACCTCTTGTTGTTGAATCCTCGCGCGCTTCGACTGCGCCCTCGATGGGCTCGCGCGCGCGTTGTCCGTCCCTCTTGCCTCGTCATACCTGAACGACACAGGTTTGAGCTTGCCTGCTGTGATCCCTGATCGAATCGTGCGCTCGACGCTAGAGCGAGGACGATCACGCTTGATGAATCCGTTGACCTGAGCGACGCGCATCAGATCAGCGACGACCTGCTCCTCGTCGAGATTGCCAGCTGCGATGAGCCCCCCCACATAGAACGCACCTTTTCGCATTGTGTCGAATCGTTGCGCGCTCACTGCCTCAAGCTGTTGCAGCTTGTCAGCGAGGAGCCTGAGTGCGAGGCCTTTAGAGCAGTATGATGATGAGGCTGCTGGCTCCTCTTTGCGCCTCATGTCTCTCGTGTGCTCGATCTTGGGAAGCTCGACGCGACGACGAGCGCCGACGATGAGCCCTGAGCGCGCGAGGCCCATCAGCGTCAGAGGGTCATCAAGACCAATGAGGCGAGGAGGAGCTGTGTTGATCGCCTGATTTCGGTTGTAGAGGTTCTTGTCGAGAAAGAGATGAGGGTCAGGGATGACGCCTGTTTGCAGTCGTTCGAGTATGTCTGCCTGCGTCGTTGGTGTGCTCAGGAAGTACAGGCGCAGATAGACCCCATCCTTGAACCCTGCTGATCCTGTATGTTGATAGACGACATCAACTCCCTTGAGAGGCGCAGGCGCGCGCTCCTCGATGAGAGCTTTGACTGCCTCTGCGCCGTCAGCAAGCGTGACGCTGTTGGGCCAGCTGGCGCCGTCCACATCGACGACAAGCAAGCACTCGACATCATCACGAGTTGTCCCCTGTGGGTTGCTGATGCTGTCGAAAGCCTGACGCTTGATGCTCTCCCCACGAGTAAGCGCAACCCTCGCCACATCCGTCAGGCGCCCCATTTGGAGCTTGAGGTTGGGCTGTGCCTCAAGTCGCTGGATCAGCTCAAACAGCTGCTCGATTGTGAAGCTATCGTCAACCCTCGACTCGTGCTCCACACGCCACAATGACGGATGATGAGTGTTCCCTGCAACGACAGCGCCGTCGGCGCCTAGCGTCCAAACTTTGCCTGTATGAGCAGAGCTGCGCCAAATGATCACAGTTTGATCAGCCTGTTTGAACGAGGCGCCAGCCACAGCCACACACAGGGCAGAACGGCCCTGACTCGATGAATCACGCGCTCGCCGTCGATGCAGATAATCTCGACCTCGACATCCTCGCCAACAATCTCGAACGAATAAACCCAACCCTTATGATCAGCACGAACGGCGACGAGTTCGCTGTCACCTCGTCGAACACGAACAGCCACGACCTTGAACATTGGGAGGACATCGGCGAGCTGTGCGCGTGTCTTGCGTGACTCCAACCACCAGCGCCCCTCATCGACTCCAAGTGACGGCCCCTCGTGAATCAGCCAGCGCGCAGCCCAACAGATCAGGTCATCAGCGCAGCCTCTGCTCCACAGGCCCAAGCGTCCTCCCCCTGTGTCATCAGTTGGGGCCTCGTGATGCACATCATCAGCTGCGCTCAGTCGCTCGATCCAACCCTCGATAACATCGAGTTTTCTGACATCAGCGCGAGTCTTGTTTAGTCCGATAGGACTAGTTTTTTTTGATGTGGGTATCAAATCGCGCTTGATGTGTTGTATAGACATAGCTGCACCAAAGACGCTCTCCCTCCTCTCTCTGATCGTGCTGGCCCAAGTTTCCTAGGCCTGAGAGCCAGCAAGATCGTCGTCGGTGGGATGCGTCGTCAGAGCCCCGCAAGGGGCTTTGTTATTTTCGGGATTGTGGGACTAAGTTTGACTCATAAATCCTAAGAGTAGACGAGTCTTGGGTCAAGGAAAGTAGCGTCAGATTCGCTGTATTTATCGCTTGTTGCCAAACTCATCAGGCCACCTGCGAGCGAGGAGCCAAGCGGCGGCCCTCCAATCATTATCGCTGGCGGCCTGAATAGTCCTGAGGAGCTTAAACTGAGCCTTGGTGACGGCGACCTCAATCTCATGCTCGACATCCTCGTCAGAGGCGATCCAGCGATAGATAGTCGTGCGACCAACACCACAGGCGCGCGCCGCATCGCCGATGCTCAACCCTGCTTCGATCTGCTCTGCAATCTTGGTGATGAGGTCAGGGTGCTTCTCATAGAGCTTCTGCTTGATCATGTTCACTCCTCGCTCTGAGTGCCTTGGGATTGATCTTGTTGGAGTCGGCGCAACTCCTCGATGACGAGGGGCAGCCCATAATGAAGCGCACGACGCAGGGCCAAAGAACGCGCCTGAGCTGGGCGCCCCTCGCAGACAGGGTCGCGCCCTTGGAGGTCAAGACGCGCCAGCGTGTCAACGCCAACAGCGCCGATGAGATCAACAGCCTGAGCCAGCAAGTCAGCCTCCTTGGGGTTGAGGCGCAGGGACACAGGCGCCAACGATGTCCGACTCATGCGACTGCTCCAATCTTGGACAGCGTCGCAAATGAGAACGATGCACCTGTGCGCCCTGTCATGCGACGCAGGGCCAGCTCATCCTTGATCGCCTGAAGCGTCCAACCTCGAGCGCGCAGCTCTTTGACACAGGTGATGATCCCCTGCTCGCGCTCGTCATCGACGAGCTGCCCTCCCTCCCACCGACGACCGAACGGCGCCTTACCAACACCGCTCAGGCGTCGAGGCTCGCGTTGGGGCTCCTGAGTCGTCGGCGAGGCGTCAGCGCCAATCTTGGCGATTGTTGAGAGTGCAGGAGTGCGATTGGTGCGCCCTGTCATGCGACGCAGGGCCAGCTCATCCTTGATCGCCTGAAGCGTCCAGCCTCGAGCGCGCAGCTCTTTGACGCAAGAGATGATCTCCTGCTCGCGCTCGTCATCAACAAGCTGCCCTCCCTCCCATCGACGACCGAACGGCGCCTTGCCAAGCGCCTCCCCCCTGTCAGCTTTGACCTTGAGAGCTGCTGCTGTGCGCTCGCCGATTGCCTCGCGTTCCCACTCCGCGACGGACATCAAAACATTAAGCACGAGGCGACCAGCTGCGGATGATGTGTCAACCTTTTCGGCGACGCTGTGAAGCTCGACGCTGTTGAACACTTGCTCAAGAAGCGTATGCAGATCACGCATCGAGCGAGTGAGTCGGTCGAGCTTGGCAACGACGACACCTGCGAAAGCGCCAGCCTGAGCCTCGCTGATGAGCTTCTGAATCCCCTCGCGCTCGAGGTCTTTGGCAGAGGCGCCAGCGTCGACGATGATGTCGATGAGGTTCAGATCGTAAAGCGAGCAGTATGTCTTGATCTTGTTGATCTGATCATCAAGGCCAAGGCCGCTCTCAGCCTGTCGATCAGTCGACACTCGAACATATCCAACGACGCGCTTGCTCATGCTGTTTCTCCTTTTACTGCAAGAAGTATACTAGCATGAGTTCACCTGTTCAAGAGTAAGTTTCGCATGACGGACGATTCACAAAAGATGACCTGACATCAAGCGTAAATCACGAGCTGAACACAGCCTGAGCAGAGACAACAGCGACACGCTGGATCGACGGACGCATAGAGCCCTCGATCTCTATGCGTGTTCCGTTCTTGGCGAATCTTGAGAT